CCTCCCTTTCGTTGTTGAACCCGTCCACCTTGCCCCTCCTGTTTAGGGCCCTGCCGTGTTGTTTGTCAACACAGTTCTGCGCTGTAAGGTAGAGGCCACCGCACCGGGGGCATGTCGTGGGGCCCGCCTTGGTCGTCCACGTGGCGCCGCAAGCCCAGCACGTGCAGGCGATCGTGGGTCTGAGCCCGCAGTGGGGGCAGCGTCCGTCCGCGCCGTACACGGGGCTACGTGGGCACGTGTCGTCCCAGTCCTGACCACACGAGCACCGACGGTTGGGGCAGGATCGTTCGATGCCGCGGCTCAGGTAGGCGCAGGCGCGCCCGTGGTAGGCGCCGTCGATCGGGCTACTCCTCTTCTGGATCTAGCCCGTTCTCGACTTCCCAGCGCGTCAGCACCTCGTTGTTGAAGTGCTCCGAGGTGGCCTCGTACACACCGGGGATGCTCAGCAACGTGTGGGCGTTCTCCTCGATGAGATCGCCGAGTATGCGATCGAAGTCATCGTCGGTCATCGCCGCGTAACGGTCCTTCTCTGCTGCATGGTCTCCCATGGCTACATGCCCTCGGGCAGCAGGCCCAGCTTCTTGACCATGCGGGCGTAGACCTCCATGGCGACCTGCAAGCACGGTCCTGCGTTCCCCGCATTCCTCCACCTGCTCGTGAACGGGTCCAGTGGGCACCCACTACTGCCTGGCCTACACAACTCGCGACCTTCCCAAGGACAATCACACCACTTCCCCGGCGCGTGACCCGCCGCCATCAGCGCCGCCTTCGCACGATCCCCGTAGGCACGCAGAAACCGCCTTGTCTCTTCTCCCCGTACGTGCTTCCGCAACGCCGCGATCTCCTCCCACGTCCATGGCTCCTCCGTCGTGCGCTTCGTCATCTCCGCTTCTCCTTGGGCATCCGGCCCCGTTCGGCGATCAGGCGGGTGTACACGGGCATGGCGACCTCAAAGCAGGTCATTGTTGGGTTGGCCATCGCCCAAACCTGCAACGGGCAGGTCGCGCACGGTCTTGTCGCGCACACGGTGTTCCATTCGTCCCCGTGTAAGTGCGCCGCCGCTATCATGGCTACCCACCCTCGATCCCCGTACATCCGCAGGAAGGCTGTCCGCGCCCGGCCTCGCAAGACCGCGATCTCCTCCCACATCCACGGCTTCATATTTCCTCCTTGGGAAGCGAACTCGTGTTCGCTTTCGGGGGCACCAGCTTAGCCTCGGCACACCAGTCCCGCACGGCCGTCTCCCACGCGTACCCGTGGTGCAACTCCCTGACGTACACATCAATCCAGGCATCCAGGGCGCGAATGAGATCCTGCACGCGCTTCCCCTCTGCCCGCTCCTCGGCGAGCATCTGGCACAGGACGGGCACGCTATTCTCGACCATCTGCGGCATCCACCCCTCGTAGTCGCGCCCCAGACGGATCTCGTAGTCGTCGCAGGTACCCTGAAGGATCTCGTAGATCCGCTTCGCCTCCGCGATCTCCTCATTGAGGATGGCGTTCTCCGAACGAAGCGCCTCCAGTTGCTGCCGCTGCACCTCCAGCACGATGTCTGCCGTCATCTCGGGCAGCTTCGGGATGCCTTGCGTCGTCTGCTCCAAACGATCGGGGGCATCCGATTCAAGTTCCTTCAGTTTTTCATCCAATGCAGCCTCCTTGATGAGCCGCTCGGGGTGATCTCGAATTTCGTCGAGACGCCGCCGAGCAATCTCCGCATCCCGAGCATCCTCACGCAACCGCCTGGCCTCCCTGCGTTGCCGGGGCCCGTACGGATGCTGCGCGTTTGAGTGATCCACGCGTTTGACCATGCCGCCGAGTCTACCTCAACACAATAGCGTTTGTCAACACCGAACTCGTGTCGGATGCATTTGCAACAACAAGTTTGTGCTGCCGAATGGTGACGACTAGGTTGTCGAGAAGGCTTGGTGCGAAGCGCGGAAACCCGCGCCGTCACTAGACCGTGGTGACCGCAGGCAGACCCGCACACGTGATCACGCCGTAGTATTCCGGCCTGAGCATGCGAGTTGCGTATCTCGTGCGGACGCCCTTACGGAAGGTGAAGTCGTTGGGGTCCATGAAGGTCGGGGTGACCTGCATGGGCACGTAGGGCGCGTAGACGTAGCCCGCGTCGAGGAAGTTGTTGCCCTTGAGGCCGACGAGCACCTTGGTGCTGCCCATGTACGGGTCGCAGTAGACCGCGAACCGCTTGAGCAGGGTGCCGACGCGGCTGATGCCGAAGTCCGAGGTGATCGGGCCGTAGCTCGACGCCTGGACGTTCTGCTCGATGCTCGCGTAGTCGCCGTGTGTCGACAGCTGGTCGAGCAGGGCGCTGATGCCCGGCGGGATCACGATGAAGTTCGCCGGGGCGCGGCCGCTGGCCCGGTGGATCTCGGCGGCCACCGCGCTGATCTTCGTCATCAGGTTGCGGACGGTCTCCAGCTCGCCCTGCACGCCCGCGGTGAACGCGTACGTGTAGGTCGCGGCGAACTTGGCGCCGGTCACCAGCGCGTCCACGATCTCGCGGTCGACTTCGAGCATGACCTCGTTGGCGAACGTGCTCACCAGCTCGGTCTCGGCGTCCATCCCGTGGAGGGCGCGCATGTCGTCCACCGCCTCGACGCTCCACTTCGCCTTCAGCTTCCGCGACTCCGCCTTCACGGTGTAGAGCGCGATGTCGAGGCTGATGCTCGGGATCGAGGCACCGCTGGTGTAGCCCACCAGCTCCCAGTTCACGAAGTACTGGAAGTAGATGACGTTGTGCGCCTGGAAGGTCGACGCGCCTCCCGCTGCCAGGATCGCGTTGATCGTCCACACACCGGTCGCCAGAACGAACGTCCCGCAGATGTTGAGATCCTGATCGAGCAGGTTCGTGGTGAGGCCGCTCGGATCGAGCGTCAGCACGCGCGCTCCGACGACCGCCTCGTTGGTGACGCAGTAGGCCTTCACGTAGAACGTGCGCTGCCCGTCCACGCCCGGCGCCCGGATCGGCGACCAGTTGGGCCGGCGACACAGGGCCAGCGTGTTGTTGAACGTGGCGACCGCGCCCGCGCCGGTGTCCGTCACGACCACGTCGTAGTCGACGAACTCCGACGAGTAGTTGCTCGCGAAGTTCTCGTTGATGTTGTTGCCCGCCGTCAGCTCGCCCCCGTAGGCCATGTCGTGCGGCAGGCTGGTGCCCGCGATGCCGTACTGCGGCTTCTTGGTGCCCTTGCGGTCGTCGTACTTCTTCTCGTAGAAGAAGATCCCACCGACCGGCGCCGTCATCGGCTGCACCGACACGAGCTGATTTGCGATCAGGTTCGGGAAGACGCGCCGGAGGACCGGGAACACGTACTTCGTGAACGCGCCCGCGTTCGAGCTGAGGGTGTCCTCGTGGAGCGACTTGATGTGGTCCATCTCGTTCTCCAGGAGGAGCGCCGTGCAGCGCCGCACGTACGGGTGGTTGATCGGGTCGCGGTCGTTCTGTGCTTCCAGCAGCTTGCCCCACCGCTTCTCGCACGCCTTGGAATAGGACTCGTCGAAGACGGTCCGCTTTCCGTTCTCCTGCAAAATCTCTCGGGCTTCGGTCATGGCTCTCTCTCCTCTGTTGTGGTCACTTGGTGAATCCCGACAGCTGCCGCATCAGGTCGAAGGACACGCCGAACTCGTCGACTTCGTCCGTCCGACTCCGACTCGGCCGCTTCAGTTCCTCGTCCAGCTCGCGCGCGTCGCCGTGCCCCCGTTGGTGCCGCTGGCGCATCTCGCGCAACTCCCTGTCCGAGATCTCGGTCGATCCGTGTCTCGCCACGACCTTGTCCACTTCGGTCTCGGAGGTGACGCCCTCCAGGAGACCCAACACGCTCTGCCCGTTCACCAGCCCAGCAACCCTTTTCGCCTTGTAGGCCTCCAGCTCGGCGGCGTCCTTCTCCTCCTGGAGCGACTCCACCTTGCCCTCGGCTTCCATGACGCGGTCCTCAGCCACCTTCAGCTGAGTATTGACCTTCTGCGCCAACTCGACAGCCCTCTTCAACCTATCGTCCAACGATCCCGCCTTCTCCTGCAACAGCGATACCTCGCCGCGCAGGGTCGCGTTTTCCTCTCTCAGCTGGGCCTCCGCCTCGCTCGGGCCCAGATCCTTCTGGGGCAGGTGCTCCATGATGGCGGCCAGCTTGGCCTCCACGTCCGCACTCGACTCCAGCTTCACACCCGCGAGCAGACCCCGGATGGACTCTGCCATGGGGTGCCCGCCGATCTGCTTCTCCACGGCCAGCAGCAACGTCGCCTGCTGGGCGTTCTCGATCGCCTCGTCGCGCTCCTTGGTGCGCTCCGCGACTTCCAGGTCCTTGGACTTCATGGCGTCCCGCACGGCCTTCTCGTCCGGGCTCTGCCGGAACGCGCCGACCATCTCCGCGATCTGGGCCAGCGTCGCCTTCGCGGCGCCGACGCCAGGGTCCGCGGCGAACTCCTCGCGCAGCTGCTTGCCCAGGTCCTCGCGGGCCTCCACCAGCACCGCCGCCAGCCGCCCCTCGAACGTCTCCGTCATCTCGTCCCGCACGCGCTTGGCCTCGGCCTCCACGGCGGCATCCACGCCCGCCACGACCTTGTCCTTGGCCTTGGACACGGCGTCCTCCTGGATCTGCCGCGCCACCTCGGGGAAGTCCGCGAGGAACATCTGCGCCGCCGTCGGCTCGTCGATGCTCTCCAGCGTGATGCCAGGGATCGCCGTGCGCACCGCTGGGTCCGCCACGAAGTCGTAGGTCTTCAGGATGAAGTCGTCCTGAACTTCCTCACCCTCCACTTTGCCCGTGGCCACCTTGGTGCTGCCGAACCCGCGGCTGCTCACGCCGATCGGGATGTTGGCCTCGATGAGAGCACGCAGCTGCCTGCCCTCATTGGTGCCCAGGATCTCGGCCTCGCCCATGACCAGCCCGTTCTCGATCCACAGGTCCGTGATCACGTGGCTCACGCGCTTCAGGCTCGTCTTGCCGTCGGTCGGGTGGTCCAGCTCGCCCAGCACGCGCCGCGACTTCAGGTCCTCGGTGAGGCGCTTGATCTCGCGGCCCATGAGAGCCTCCGAGTAGATGCGCCCGTTCTCCGTGGCCACGCCCACACGCCCGAACTCGCCCCTCGCCACCATCTTGCCCGAGCCCTTCTGGGCGCGAGCCTCCGTCATGACGAATGCGGACGGCTTCGTGGTCTCGATCAGCAGCTGCGGCATCACATCACCATTGCCTCCAGCGCTTAAACTGGAGTCCTGTTCGAGCAAGGGGGCTTCGGTCTGAGCGCCGCGCGGCCTGAGGGGAGACCTTTCGGTTCGTCTTTTTCCCATCAGGCCGTGCAGCCTTTTTTGCAGACTCGAATCCAATCAACTCCCGCCTTCCGGACGCGTACGCGGTCCGACGCTTCCGGCGCCCCTCCT